AAGAGTAATCTTTCACACGAGTAAGAACGAACCGTGCAAGCTCAGTTGCAGTGTTCAGGCCTTGACCGGTTGAGAAGTCAGCAGAGCGTCGGTTTGCGATACCATACTGAACTGGAACAGGCATGTTCTCACCGCCGAACCGCTCATACTTAGGCATGAGGGCGAGCAGTGGGTTGTCCTTGTAAACCATGTTTTTGACGGTGAGGGCTTTGTAGTGCTCCTTCAGCGCCTGGGTGACATTGTCGAGATTTAATGAAGTTGCCATAACTTACTCCTTATCGGAGCAAGCGCACCTTACTCCGAGCGAAACAGACTAGACCCGTACTTGTTCACCAGAATGTCGATAGACTGCTGGCGACTAAGCTTCGCGGGCTTATCCCCTGGTGCTCTCTGCACCTGGGTATTTGTAAGTGTTTTCGGCGTTTTCTCAGAAGCCTGAGCTTCCTCTTGTGCTTGCCCCGCCACGGGCTCTGTTTGCGCTGGAGCAAAACGGCTCTTGAGCCTTTGCTCTAGTTTGGGGACTTTAAGGTACTTTTCTGCTTCAGCCTCGTAATAGTCCTCAACGAGTTTAGCGGCCTCATTGTACTGCAACACTTCCTTCGTACTGTTGTAGTGCTCTTGCATTACTTCAGCGACGACATGGTAGCCGTTGTTAGCCTTGATGAAGTCGTACTCATTTGTATTGTCCACAAAACTCTGTATCTCGTCAACAAAACGACCGTAGGTATCTTTGTAGCGAGACATTTCTTGTTGCTTTTCAGCTTCTGCACGCTCTGCCTTCATGGCATCAATCTCGTCGCGCAGCCTTTTCATCTCCCCCGCCATCTTCTGCTCAGGGGTGATCTCACCATCTTGCAAGACTTGGTGACTGAGGGCTTCGTAATCTAGCCCTAACTTCTGCATGACTTCGTAAGGGTTCTCACGTGCAAGTCTTTGTAGGTCATCAAACGATGAGACCGTACCTTTGCGGGCATCAAGTTCCTGCTGCAGTCGCTTCATCTCGTCACGCTCTTGGCGCAGCTTCTTCTGCTCGCGAGCTAGTTGGGCAAATCTTCGAGAGAACGGGTCGGGCGCTGGTTCGGGCGGAGTTCCTGCATCGCTGCTCTCCACTCCATCGTGATTATCATCCGCTCCAGCTGTTTCATGTGGAACACCGTCTCCTCCAACGGATCCTCCATCAGCTCCGTTAGCAGATTCTCCCATATCAGGAACTGATTGAACCTCTTCTGCAACTGCACCTTCCTCAGTCATACTCTCTCCTTAAACTGGCACACCTTCTTGCGTGGCACCAGTTACTTGTGGGGCTGGCAATTCGGCTTCTGCCAGCACGTCAATGGCTTCCTTCGGCGGTGTTGCCGTAGGCGTTAGTTCCGTAGGTAATGGTCCTTCGGGGGGTAGCGGACCACCGGCGGCTGGGGTTTGACCTTCTGGCATGGCAGCGACAGGAGGTGCCGGTGGCTGGAGCAGCTGGAAGCAGCTCTGCATATATTGTCGCATCATTGCTAAACGGTCTTCAGGGGCACCGTTAATTTTTGCTTCAATATACGCCCGCTGGAAAAACTGTAGATGAAGTTGGAGGTTAGAGAAAGGCTCTGGTGGATGATACTTGCCTCTCTCTAAGATCTCTTCGACCAGCATCTCTGCTTCGTCTAGCGGTGCTGTGGCCAACTTGTTGTATTGCTCAATATCTGGGAAGTCGAGAAGACTACGAGTCTCCGCCTTGTCAATCAAACCTGCCTGCGACATCTCAATGACTGTCTGCAAACGTGCGGCTGGAGTGGTCGGGAGGAGACTCGCCGGATAAACTTTCATCCGATACTGGTCTTCACGCAGTTTAATTTCCGACCACTTTATCTTCTCTATGTCCTTATCTCCATAGGAAATAACTTCATAGGTTTTGCCCTGCTCAGACACGTCTTTGGCCAGGTCAATCATCTGACGCGCCACCTCTAAGAAAGCTTTCTCATAGGCTTGGCCAACAATCACAAAACGCTCGGTCTCGATGTCGCTGTACTCGCGCAGGGCAACACCAGACTCTAAGCCCGCAGGCTTGAGGCTTGTCGCAGACAACTGACTGATACCGGAGATCTCATAGGCTCGGTTGTAGAGTCGGTCGAGGTGGCTAAACACTTCGCCCGCTACAGTTTGCGGTACAAAGAAACGCGGTGGCTGACCTTCGTACTCGATGATGCCCCAGGTCTGGTTGTTGATCTGCTCTTTGGCTACCTGTGACCCGCGCTCCAAGAATACCTTTGGAGTCGCCAGGTTCATCTGCTCCTGAATGTTGAGGAGAAGTTGATTGATCTCTGCCTGGATGCCACGGAGTTGCTCTGCTAGGCCTTGGCCATAGTAACCAAGCATACGGCGAGTCCATCTCAAAGTGACAAACGGAAAGTAATCCTTCTCATACTTCTCGTCAAAGAGCGTCGCATTGTCGATGCAGATGATATGTCGCCCGTCATCACCACCAGAGACAGACGGGATATGCCATGCCTCAATCACCTCAATCATGTCCCCGGTATTGTAGCTCCGGTCTTCAGGGTCACATGGTGCTGCAGCTGCAATCTCTTCCTGATGTTCAGGGAACAAGCCTGCTACTACCTCACGCGGCATGACCTTACGCTGAAACATTTGACGCGGGTCGCCATAGCGTGCCTCGTACTCATCGACGATAATCTCACTTGGGAACACGCGGTCCACTTTGACTTGGTTGTCTTCTACAAAGACCTTGAGCACACCTGTGCCGAAGACGCAGCTGTCGAGAAAGACGCGCTGCATCACGTTGTAAAGGTCGACTTGGTAGAACATGCCATCTACAAACTTAGTAAGTAACTTAGCTTTGCGCTTCAGGCTAAAGTCACCACCACTTGTTAGGAAGATTGGACGCGGTCTCGTTTTGGCAATCTTGGCCGTGACCGTATTGCAGCACGAGGCGATGACGTTGAACGTAACGCGGTCATCATCAAAGAGGGTGCCGGTCTTGTAGCCTGCTGGGTTCAATGCGTTGTTGTAGTAGTTCTCAAATAGAGACAGGTGCAGCACATCATGGTCCGCGCGTGTCTCAATACGGTCTTTGAGATTTTCAAGCAGTGAGTAGATGAGATCTTGCGGGTTATCTTCGCTTGAGTCCCACCAAAAGTTCTGGTCCATGTACGCGCTTTTGCCAATCATTGCAGCCTCTCAATCGATGTGCCCGAAGCCCACCATCTATCTGAATCGTTGCGGTCGAGATTCTTTGCAGACTCTGCCCAATGCTTGTCCTCAATCATCTCCCAGTACTCTGGAGTACCATACTTAGGAGGCTCTATTGGTGCCTCATATCTATAGTGTCGGCATTCACGCCATGCGTAAAGCGCAGCATCGGCAAGGTGGTTCTCGAAACGTGCGTCTTCTTTACGGTGATCTTCATCCCACTGCAGGTTCTGCCACTCGTCTAAAATGTCAGACCCTTGTATTACCTTGAGGATACCGTCGGCTAGGTCAGAGTTCATCATATCGATGTAACTCATCTTCTTGGTTTTTTCTGCCGGGTAAATAGGGAGCCCGTAGCGAACCTTAAACTCTTCAACAATAGACTTACCCAACCCGCCGGTGTCGGCGACGATTCTGGTAAACTCGTACTCGTCGGCAAGATCACCGATTCGCTCTGCAATGTCGGTTGGCAGCATCTTGGACTGCTTTTGGCAGTCGACGATGAAGACATACGGTAGGTCTCGACTATAAGCCATGACGACGAAGGCAGTTGCATCGTGGTATCCAAGGTCGACGCCAAGGATGTATTCGAAATCATGGTCGTCGGGGAGGCCGTCAACAATGTTGTGGCTGTGATATCGGTACACAAGCGAATCGTCTGACCTAACCCAACGTCCGCACCACTCTCGCAGGTATACTGGATTGTCATCTCCCCACCCTTTGGACTCGCGCTTTTTGTCGAGATACTCTCCAGCGTGTGGGATGTACTTGTTTTCAAGAATGGTCCAGTGATGCTGACTGAATCCGGGCCGAAGCCCTGTCGATGCTTCATAGAAAAACCCACTACACGCCGCTGTAGGCGTACCAATCATTGCCAAGGTGCCATCGCAGTCAATTAGCGCCGGTTCCAAAACTTCTTCGACCAGTGCATCGATGTGACGACCAAAAGAACCAGCCTCATCAAGAATAACCAACTGATATTTGAGACCCCGCAATTTATCGATATCCGCCTCGTCATTGGCACCCGTGAGGATGATTTGACTGTGATTTGGAAAGGTCGCGGTCAGTTCAGAATTGTTAAAGTGGATATTTAGGTAATATTTGCGGTTTGCACGCTGCAATTCGGCCCACATGAGCTTCTTTGCGCTCGAACGAGTCAATGCGATGTATGCGCACGTCGATTCCGCAAATTTCATGCAGGTTTCGATAAGATAATAGCAAGATGCATAAGTCTTACCGGCTCGACGACTGCAAAGGGCCGTTTTCAGGCGTGTTTCGTCCTGAATATACTCCATTTGCTGCGGTAAGAGGTGTTTATGCCAAGCAAATGAGCGGTTTTCGGCATCTGGGTTCTCATCCCGTAACTCGGACAGGTCGCCATGCCGTTTTAGGTACTCTTTTAGTACCTGACGCGCATCATACTGCTTGTTTTGTTGACTCATCGGCTACCGCCTTGATTTTTGGTTTTCGACCCCTTTTTGGGGTCTCTTTTGGCCCCATTTCTTTAGATTCGAGCGGTGCCATCCACGAAATAGACTGGATTGGCACAAAACGGGGGTCTGAGTCACCATATTTGACCGAGATCCAGTCGCCCATCAAAATGAGCTCGTACTGTGGGTTGGTGTGAACGTCGATAAAGTTCTGATTGAATACCGGCTTGGCGTTTTCAGTAAGCATGATGCATTTAAGCGGGACTGACTGCATTGAGTTCTCCATTGTAGAGTTTGTTGACCTGCTCTAGTCCGCCTTCATGGCAGAGATGCGGGACAAGGCTAATGTTGTGCCGCCGAAGGTCTTTACGGAGAACAAAATCATGACTAGCCAGCGTTGGCTCACCGCGCTTGTAATCAAACGCATTAAGCATTGCTGTCATTACGCCAAAGGTTCTGTATTCACGCTTCACATAACCCCAGTGACATATAAAAAATCTATCAGTGCGGTCCGCACATAGCCAGCCACAGAACTCATCGTCCATGTCCGGCAGGTCTATAACCGCGACGACTGTATGGGCTTCGCTTAAAAGCCTACCCACAACCTGGCGATGCAGCTTATTCATCACCGCTTTCGGTATCGATTTGTTCTGGCCGTGGTACGACTTGAGCCAGTTCGAGTAAATCATGGGCGCATCGGACGCATCAGCCACGCGGATGCGGATAGGCAAGCGTCTTTCTTGCGCGAGGGCCATTATGCTTTGACGCCTGTAAGTTTTACTTCGCCATTTGGAGTAGTGGTCCCAGAGGTCCATGGAAACGCTGCTACACCAAAGCTTTGATACCAAGCACTTGGAAGATTTTGCATCGCGTCACCTCCAGGGATTACCACAGAAGCTCCCGCTGGAACAACCTGAGCGCATGGCAAGTAGAAGTCTAAAGTGTAGCCGGTTGCAGCACTAAGAGTGATGTTGTTGCTAGCATACATATCAAAGCGCCAAGTGCTACCAGAAGAAGACGACTCAATCATAAAGAAGGGTCCCCGAAGAGACCCGCCGCTTTCGGTGAACTGAACTATCAATGGCTGGTGAGCAAAATCTATCCCCTGACTTGCAGTGATAGGGGTGAGCACATTTGAAATATCTGCAAAATCTGACGCTGCAAAATCGATCTTGTAAGCATATTGCTGGCGGTTCATGGAGGTAGTGCCAGCCTTCAATTCACCGCTTACTGACGTGGCTATCTCTACATCACTCGCTGTTCCAGCCTTTGCAAAGCTCGTAAACACCACTGAAGAAGTTCCGGTGTTTTCAAGAATCATGTAGTCGAAGTCACTCGTCTCTAAGAAAGACGCAGCGCTAGATGAGATGCTGACGCTTTTCTGAAAGTAGTCAGTGCCGCTTGGAGTATACGACTTCTGAGGCGACAAATTGATTTGCTCCTCCATGGTCGACTGCTCACTGAGCTTCGTAATCATCTGGTTCTGCAAATAATAGGTCGTCATTTCTTTTGCCCCTTGGTCTCCAGCTGTTTGAATGCTTCACCGGCTAGCCGCTGGAGATCTTCATCGCTCATGCTACTGAGTTGGTCGTTTTGTCGCAAGCCCCTTTCAAGGTCTCCGAGCTGACAAAGACTCCTTGTAACCACTCCAAGTAACTTTACTTCTTCCGCACTTAGCGTCTCGTGGTATCGGCGGACACTGGCATCAGCCAACTTCCTGCTCTCGCTCTCAAGTACCGAATAAATATTCTGCTGAATATCTGCCAGCCGTGGCAGGTACCGAGCTTCGACCGGAACAGCATTCATCTTGATACCAGCCGCCTCTGTCTCCAATGCCGCATCTACATCCTCAGCCAAATTGGCCTTGTCCTGTTTGCTCAATGCACCAAAGGCGTTCGTCTCGTACCGGGCTACCAACTTCTTCATGTCTACGAGTTTGTCTGCCATCGGTTCAGGGTAGCGCACATTTTTGGTGCGTGCTAGACCCAGCCCATCAACGACGGGTACTGACGAATAAAAGCAAGTCTTGGTTTGGCATAGAAAAATATTATTTCACTATGTCGTATGGCGGCAAGTGCCGATACAACGCCCATAGCTCAGTGCCATCTTTAGTCTCGCCAGCACGCTCAAAGCTAATTGCGTCATGGTCTTCAATCAGCTCCGAAAACTCCCACTTCCTAAATAAACCAGGGATACGCTTCCACTCGCTTAGATCTTCAGGGCTCACGAACGGGTCTTCTTGCTTCTTCAGTAAATCTTTAATGGGCATAGCCACCTCCTACTACCTAAACGCGGGTTTGGAGTGCTAAGTGGGACACATAACGCAGTGTGTCATGTGAAAAGGTGAGGAGTGAGTGTGAGGGTATTAGAAAGAGAAAGAGAAAAAGAAAGAGCGGGATACCCCCCCGCGCAAGCGGGGAACATTCGTCCGAGCGTAGCGAGGTCGTTCTTTCCGAGCGTAGCGAGGAACTGACGAACTCCGAACTAAGCACGATGATCGCCGACGTCTCACGACGTTGGCGGTGCATCGTCCTAGCAGAGCTTGTCCGTGATGATGTCGATGATCGCTCGTCTTAGCACGTTGGGCTTGCCCATAACGTAGGTGGCGATCACGTCGTGCAGCCGGTCGTCGTCGTCGCGTACAAGCTCTATGAGTTCCTCTAGTTTTGCCATGCGTCGATCTTGTCTCTCGATATCGCCCTTTAAGGTGCCGACTCTGAGGTCAAGATCCTCATAGTCTAGCTTAGCTTCCTTGGCCTTCTCCAGTGCGTCGATGCGCTCTGATAACATCTCAAGCTCTGCAGTCTTTGGACCGGTCGTTGCGCCTAGTTCGTCGGCGTTCTCTGCCAGCAAGTCCCACATTGCGTTGAGGTCATCTTTTGAATCGAAGGTGATACGGCCTAGTCCATCTAGACGACCAATCGTGAAGGCTCGACCGGTTGGTAGTGTAATTGCCAGTTGGTTGTCATTGATTCTTGTAACTTTCATTATCTGTCTCCAGTGTTGTTGTTGACTCCGTGTCAACACGATTAATCTTATCAGTATGCCCGGTCATGTCTAGCCAAAAGCAGGGGAGGAAGCCCCCCAACGCGCGCGCGCGTCAAGCGTATACGTGGGTGGGTGCTGGGTTGTAACTGGGGAAGTGGGATGGGTAGATCTAGGGCTAACAGGGTATGCATATATGCCCTAGACCATACCCTAATGAATTCAGTTTCAGGGTGCTCCATAATCACCACAATGTCTAGTGTGTTAGGCGCGCATAATCGTTCGTCCGTCCGTCCGTTCTTTCCTTGTTCTGCCTCGTTCGTTCTTTCGAGGATAGGATTTAGGATTGGGCTCCATAACTTTCTGTAGGAATACTGTCAGAATATTGTTTTATCTCTTATCCTGGTACTAATTCCTGGGGTCTAACTACTTGAATAGATTGGATTTAGGCTAAGTAAACAGGAATTACTCTTTTGATCCTGGGGGATGTTTAGGCATGGGATACAAGAGAAGGATAAACAGGACGAAAGACACAGTGCGCGCTATGCCTTCCATCCTGCCGATCGCCAGTGGCGATCTAATAGTTTGAGAGGTGAAAGTTCATGCTCCGGATCAAGCTGTCGGTGTTCTCTCTGCTCTCTTGTAACTCCCTCTCTGCCTCTTGGATCTTTGCCTGGTCCTTGGTTGCGTACCGTTGCAATCCTTTCAAGTAGTACCGTTGATCCCTCTCTGCTCTGATGATGTCCGTCAATGCGTCAATGTACTCATCGCGGATCCGGTTAAACTCTGCTAGTCCTTCCTCTTCGGTCATCTTTAGCGCTTCCCGTGTTGTTAGTTCACTCATATTCATCATCCACCCAATTAATCAGTCCCATGATCTGCAGGTTCTCGTATCCCATGACTGCAAACTCGTCACAGCTAGGGCAGGGGTTGCAGCATGCGTCGGGCTCTACTCGATAAACCTCATCGTCTCCGCAAGCGTGGCATGCTCCGTAGAGCTCTTCAGACTTCCATTCGTAATCTTCGAAGCTGCAATCAAATGTCTTTAGTTTAAAGTTAGGGTTGGGCTCGTTGTTCTTCTTCCATGCTTCCTGATTCATTGTCCTAATATCCTTTGTGTGAGTTTTGATTTCCTCGAACCGTGGGCGATAAAGCCAACGGCATAGTCCCTAGTAGGATCCGCGCATATCGGGATCCCGTTGCGTGATCTGCAAGTCTCACCGCAAGTAATCTTGGCTTTCCCCTTGGCTAGTTGCTGGGGGCATACCTTGATCCGATTCCCTGCAGGCGTTGTGAACTTTGCAGGGCTGCCAAGTGGTAGTGTGACTGTACAGGGGAAGCCATGCGCCATAGCTTGATCAACTTCCTCCGGACTCTCACACGATACATTTACAGCGACGCTAGGCGCGCTCTTGATCGCTTGCCTAATTGCCGCCCGATTGTGGCTAGCATCGCGCGCAAGCGCTCCACGGGTGCCAGTTATGACGGGTTTATGGGTGTAAATAATCGCGGTCTGGCCATTGCTCTCGATGCCCTTTACCATCCGCGTTAAGAATCGCCGATCGATCCGGTCCGTGTTCATGTCGTGGGATGGTAGATCGCCACCCGTGCACCAACGCCAGATCCTAGTGAGTTGGTCCATTGACGCTAGGAATTGATTCGGCGTCAATGTCTGATACTCCCCACGATCAACGCGATCCCGGTGGATCCCTTGGTTGCCTAACATGTCGTAACACGTCCCGTCCTGGAGTAGCGCGCACGTGCTAGGGCATGTCTTGATCGCATTGGTACG